GTCTTCCGGTTCGGTCAAATAATCTCTTTCATGTTTCCCGACCGGAATGCCTTCGACCTCTGGCGTCTGCTCGTTTATGATTCCCTGTTCTTTGTCGAGCACGTCTTTGTATGTATCGACCCGCTTTTTGAACCAGGAAGGAACCGGAGCACCGAGTTTTCCGCAGTTTTCAATTATTGATCCAAACTCTGTCAAAATATACCATAGGAGCACGATCGGCGTCACTATCGTCGAGACATCGAACGGGAACTTGATCCCGGATCCCTCCACCACTACTTGAAGGGCGATGTCACACATCGCAGCGACAAGGACAGCGAAGATCTCGCCCGCCTTATGCCATAATCCGTCCCGGGCGATCTCTGAGCTCCAGTTTTTTTCTCTCCTGGCGGCCATGCTGCCGGAGAGATAGTCGAGCGCGATCGCAGCTGCCCAGATGATCACGGCCCAGCCTATCCATCCCCAGAGGGCTGTCAGAAAACCGATTGCCGCAGCGACCACGCCGCGGATCTCTTTCGCCTTGTCCGGTGCATTCATTTCTCTTTACCTCCCGCTCAGTCGAGCACCATAATCAGTTTGACATCTTCCTTGCCGAAGCTCGGCGTGTCCACCTGCTGGCTCTCGTCCAGTTCCTTCAGGACGTCATCGATATTTTCTGCCCACACGGTCGCAGACTTCCCGTCCTGCGCGATCACCAGGTACCGCTTCGCGTTCTTTTTCCCTGATTGTTCCATTTTTTATCTCCTTTCAATTCGTGGTTTTATGACAGATACAGAATGCAGGCCCATGTCATAGGGCCGACGACGCCGTCGACCGGCGTCAGGTTGTGCGATGACTGGAAGGCCTTCACCTTCTCCGTCAGAGATTTTGACCACAGCCCGTCGACCGTCACGCTGTAGCCGCGGCAGGCAAGCGCCGCCTGGAGCAGCTTCACTTCCGGCCAGGCGGAGCAGTGCTCGTCGATCATCCTCGGCGGCCAGGTCTTCGGAACCGGCACGCCATCCTCGTCCAGCTCCTGCGGTTCCGGATCCGGCGAGGCCGGAGTCGTGCTGATTGTGCTTTCCGCTCCTGCGTCCAGTGCCTGCGTCAGGAATCCGAACCAACCGAGAGCCGATCCGCCTCTGCTCTCTGCTGTTGCTTCCGTGTTTGTCGGGATCTCGTAGTATTTGCACACATAATACCCGCAATCATACGGGCTCGCGCTCGACTTCACCTTCTCCCAGGCTTTCGAGTATCCGCGGATCTCCGTCAGCATCCATTCGACCTGCGTCTTAAAATCGCCGATGCTGACGCCTCTCTTCCGATGGAAATCGAGCATTCCCGCCTTGCGATCTTTTGCCGTCCACTGGCAGAGTCCGTATCCGGCCTCGTCTCCGATGAATCCCGCGTACCGGCCGGAGTCGACTGCCGTCGTGTATTGCGCGTCATTCATTCCGAGCCGGTTCTCTTTCGAGTCCTCGACGTTCGTGCTTTTGAATGCTGATTCGTCCGCGATGTTTGCCAGGACTCCCGCAGCGCCGGCGATCGTCATTCCCGCCTCGATGCACCGCTTCCCGATGTACAGCGCCTTGTCTTCCTGTCCGGTCATTGATCCTCGCCTCCTCCTAAAATACAGATCGCGACCACGAATGCAGCCGACACGACTGCAAGGTAGATCGCGATCTTCACTAAGATGATCCCGCTCATGGGTCCCCACCTCCTCCGTGTACCAGCAGAAGAATGATTGTCAGGAAAATAAACCATCTGATCACCCAGATCATTCGATCACCCCGTTTTCATATTCTGCGGCCGGCAGTTATGTCGGCCGCGTTTTCTGACGAATTGTTCTCTAACAATTTTTACTACTGGTTAACAACGGTTATTTACCGTAAACTATGGTTGTTTATCGGTGCCAATCATGCTATTTTGTCCGTTCTCAATTAGTCAGTTGCTAAAATTGTCCAATCCTCCGACTAATTCATAGTCAATCCCAAGTTCATTAAGGCAAAACGACGTGTAATCATCTGTACCCGGGTTTCCGCAGACGAACCATATTTTCCCGGTTTCAAGAAACTTGATGGACATGATCGTAAAAACATAGTCGGCACGAACGTCTCTTACTTTGTCACCGATCCAGCACGGCAGAGTGATTGTCTTCTTCATTTCGTCCTCCCTTGACAAGTCGTGGTAGAATGTTGTCGAGGTGTTGCCTTATGGCTGAGAAACAATCCCAGCGTGGAAGACCTCGCTTCGGAAGTGAACCTAAACCACATCACGTTAAGTTCGGCACGAACATGCCACCTGATCTGCTTGAAAGACTGGACAAGTATTGTGCCGATGATGAACGCTCCCGAAGCTGGGCGATCCAGAAAGCAGTTGACCTCTTTTTGAAGGAGAAGGGCTATTGATGCCCTTCTTCTTTCATTTTACCACGGGTCGTGCTGATTGGCAATGGTAGACTACCGTTCACATCAATAGTTCTCAATTAGTCTGAAACAAGCGACCACCCATAAACGTCAGGACTCCACACATTATTGTCCACCATAGAGATATACACCGGATCGTCCTTGGTCGGATAGTGTACTTTGTCCCCGATCATGTAAGCGTCTTGCGCTCCGGTCGGTTGCTTCCACACGGGGATTTCTCCGGGTTTCGGAACTTCCGTCCACAGAGCCGGTGTCGCATCGGGTGTCCAGTCAGGCTGTGAGGTATGCGCTTGTACGCACCTGTACAACTTCTCACCGTACTGCACACGCTCGTCTGTGGTATATTCGGTGTCTGCTTCCCATTCTGGATAAAGAGTTACGACTTCAAGCGCGACAGCATCATCAAGATTTGCAAGCTCCGTGTCGATGTGGTCAAGTCTTTTTTCTGCCGCACCATCCAATTCCGACCGATTAAACATATAATCACGCATTTTTGCCATGCCACTCGCTCCTTTAAGTTACTTGTATCAAAACAATCGGCTCGTTAATATATGCGGACGGATTACTGCCTTCTGCATGGATTTTTATGCCAATTTCCCAGTCTGTAGTTTCCTTGGTAGTGTTTGTAAATACTGCATATCCGGTATTTGAGCAAGTCTCCCATACTGGTGTCGCGTCTCCATAGTTGTTGCAAATTTGCAATGTCTCGCCTGTAATATAGCTACCATCAACATGCACACTTGCATACATTGGTCTATCCGCACTGTTTCCAATACCCATCTCAATGGAGACATCCCATGTTGTCCGTCTGCCATCTGGTAAAAGGAAAATTTCTTCAGCACCCTCGTCACTGACCGGAGTAGATGCGGCAACAGAAAGCGCGGGTCTTGGTGCGCGTGTGCCATTTGTTGCTATACTGTAATCGGAACCACCAGTTTTTCCAACAAACTTAAAAGCCGAAGCATTATGCGCTGATCGTGTCCAATAGTCTATAGCCGCATTATCTTGACTGTATGCTATTCTTGCCGCATTACCAGTTTTCCCGGTAAACGTTTGTAGCGCAGACAAATAACTTTGTCCTTCGTTTCCGGCTGAAGCGTCACCGAATCCGGCTTCAGAATAGCTCAAAAGAAAACATCGTCTTGATATTTGCAAAACTTGTGCGGTATGATCTGCGGACTGATTGTAGTCTACATACTTAATAGATGTATTTACCAACGCATTTAACGTATCAGCATCAAATATTGACAAAAACCCATTAGATGAATCTTCCAGCCACAAATCCATTTCGCATCCAGCGTAAGATGCTGTTCCTACTGAGTTCATTCTTTGCGTTGGAAGGACATATTGCCTTAAAAGGCGAGCATTCCCTCCTTCATCTACCCCAAGATAAATATATGGTGTATGTGTTGTTACGCCATTTACGATTTCGTCAACGTAGATAGCAACCCCGGCAGTTAGATCAGCTATTGTTCTGCTCATTTGCTTTCCTCCTTACTGCCCATAAATCCTGCGGTAATACTTATCAACTGAGCCAAAAGTCACAGTGATAGGATCGTTAGTGTAGTCCCCAACATATGCAAAAATGTCCGAAAAATCCGTAGGTTCGCCCGTAGGAATCGCCTGTACTACGCTCACAAACCCAGACGGGAACGCAAGCTGAGACGATGTGCCGCTCTTTGTGCGAATCGCATTGGCAACGCTCGTGAGATCTGCATCAAGCTGTGTGCTGTCAACCAGTTTGTCCACTGCCATCAGTAGTTACCTCCTTGCCATGTTGCGAGAGTCTGTGCAACCCATGCCGTGCCATTCCACATCAAGAAAGCACCAGTTGTCGGGGAAGACGGAGAAGTGATTTTCTCACCAATTGCGTTCTTTTGCTGCGAAACTTCCGCCCCCAGCGAGCCGGCCGGATAGGTCTCGGAATCGTCAAATTCGATCTCGCCTGCGTCGGTTGTACCGGCAGGTCCCTGAGGTCCCTGAGGGCCCTGCGGACCGGTCGCGCCGGTGTCACCCTTCGGGCCCTGAGGTCCCTGCGGGCCGGTCGCACCAGTTGCTCCGGTGTCGCCCTTGTCTCCCTTCGGACCCTGCGGTCCCGTCGCGCCCGGGGCCCCGGTCGGGATCCCGAAGGTCAGCGTGACTTCTCCGGTCTCCGGGTCCACCGTCTTCTCGACCGAAGCCGAGGAGCCGGCCGCCAGCGTCTCCGCCTCGGCGCCCATGTTCTGCACGGACTGCGCTGCGGCCTCGGCAGCTGCCACGCCGTCCTGCAGGGCCGCGATCGTCTCGTCGATCACACTCTGCTCCTCCGGATCCGGTGTGATCGTCTCCGGCGGCGTCCTGGGCGTGATGTGGATCGTGATCCAGTACTCCGTCTCCCGGTCGTTCTCGCCCTCATGCAGGACGATGTAGGCCGTGATCGTCGCCGAGCGCTGCAGGAGCTCGTTCGGAACCGCCACGCCGTTCGCGTTCCCGATCTTCTGGATCGCGTTCCGGGTGTACTCGGTCGAGAAGTCGACCTGATACGCTGCCGGCAGGTCCACTCCTTCGATCTTCAGGACCTGCCCCTGATCCCACTGGACGAGGGACGGGGACGCGGTTGCGGTGTTGCAGCCGGAGTTGATCACCGCGGTCGTTACATTTAAGGCCATATCTTATTCCTCCTCTCGGAATATGATCAAAGGCTCCAGAGCCTTCAGATCAGACGCTGACAGACGGACGCCGTCGTTAAGGGTAACCGTGATCTTTTCCAGGGTTCCGATGTCCATCTCTTCCAGTTCCTTCATCCGGTCCGGCTGAGCGTCCGGGTCGAACTTCGCGAGCTCCTGCCCGTAGAAGGATAAGTGCTCATTACAGAGCTCTGTAAACTTCATGAGGCCATAAGCCTCCCGGATCGGGAGGTCCTGCGTTACCAGCTTCTGCAGCGGTGCGCGGGCGTTTACAATTTCTATCAGTTTCATGGGTTTCTTCCTTTACTGGATAAGGTTGTAGGCTTTCAGCGCTGTAATGAGCGTGGCGACGGTTGCGGTGTTGCTCACAGTCTGGATCCTTGCCGATTTTGACGTTCCGAAAAAACCGAGGTAGGAAGTGGATGAGCACGCAATGAAAGCGTTCCCGCCGATGTAGCACCCGTTCATCGGGTACCGTGACGTTCCGAGCTTGATCCCGTAGGAGGAGCTCGTGTTTCCCTGGAGCAGGTTTCCGCTGCTGTCCAAAGACAGGATATAGTTCCCGTTTTTCAGCTGGCTGACATCGCCGCCGCTGCTTGGCGTTATCCAGGATACCTCGTAGTCCCTGTTCGAGCTCTTTGCCAGGACCTGGCCGTTCGTTCCGCCGGACGGGATCCCGTGCACCGTGGCAGGTGTTTCCCATCTGACTGCATAATCAGTGGACCCGTCCTTTGTCAGAACCTGTCCATCAGATCCTCCGGCCGGGATCCCTTGGCTCGCGGTCCATTTTACTGCGTAGGCCGTCGTGCCGTCCTTCGTAAGCACATCTCCGTCGTTTCCGCCTGGTGGGATCGGGTACCGGCTCATCGGGGTGCCGAGTATAAAGTCGACGACATAGGACCCGGAGATCCGGTTGATCCTTGCCCTGTCGCCCACTTTGATCAGCTGGGCGGCGTTCACCTTGTATTCTTTCTCGCCGGCTTCGGTGTTCCCCTCGATCAGCAGCTTTACGCCGTCGGATCCGACAGCGGCGACTGTTGCCAGTTCGATGCTGTCTGTGGTACCGGGAGCAAATTCGCTTTCAGTCAGAAAGAGTTCATCCAAGATTAACCACCACCTTTTCCAGAGTGTGCTGCATCAGGCCTCCCGGCCTGAGGTCCATTGTCCACGCCCGGTCGATCGCGATGGCGAACAGGTCGTCGTAGTGGATCCCGACCACGTCGTCGACGCCGTACCCCGGCAGGAGCCCGGTCGTGAGGCTGATCTGTTCTCCAGTGATCATGCTGTCATTCCTCGCACGGTCTGCGAGGGCCTGCAGCTCGGTCTGATCTGCGATATTGTCCACCGTGATCACCTGGCAGATCCTCCGGCCCCGTCTTCCGATGGAGAGGGGGGACTGTGGGTTTGTGTTTACAGATACGGCGCGGATGACGCCGGTTTTGTCCGGATTGCTGCATACCGCGATGAACACATTCGGGGCGTTGTAGATATCCACCTCGCGCTGCATGGTCGGCATCATCAGGCTCTTGACGTCGTCGCTGTCGAGCGTGTGCTCGATATTTGCGGCCACCGGGACGCTGACCGGCTCCAGGATGGCCGTCCCTTCCTGGTCGAACCAAAGCGGGTTATAGTTGATTTCGGCCAGTAGTTCGTTGACGATGTCCAGGCGGCTGGTTCCGACATTCCACTCTCGGTCCTCCGGCAGTGTTGCTGTGGATTCGACAGCAGAGACCAGGGCGATCCCGGACTCTGCCAGCCTTGCCTCGATTGCCTGCTGGTAACTGGTGCCGGCATCCAGATGCAGGAGGTTCTCCAGGCGGCTGTCCCGGACGATCCATCCACGGTCATAGGCCTCGATCTGGATGTGGCTGCCCGTCGTGTCCTTAATCGGCCGGACAGACGCGGGGAGGAATACTCCGAGATGGTGGACGACGCCGTCGATGATCAACTCCGGACGGATCTGGTCGGTGAGCAGATTGTAGTCGCTGCCGGGATCGAGGAAGGAACCGGACAGGCCTGTCTTGATACTGTCTCCGGAGTTCATTCGGAGCTGAAGCGAGCCGCGATCGACGGCACGGAGCTCACCAAAGTCCGCGCCGTTTCGTATCACGACAAACCGGAACTCAACCGTTCTCATTTGTGACAAAGTCCTCCCACTCGATCTGTTGGACGGTGAACGAAAACGCAGCGTAAAACAGAGTCTGACGCTCCTGCAGCTGCTGGAGGCAGCCGATCACGACCTTGCCGCGGTTGCTCTTGACGATTACGACCTCGCCGTCCAGCGCGACCAGCGCTTCCGCCTCCTGCTGCGTCGGGAACGCGCAGCTGTAGCTCCCGGAGAGATCTCTGAAGATAGAACGCTCAAGCCTCGGGTAATTGCTTCCAGTGACATGCTGGATCGTGACGGTCCGGCTGTGGTTAAATGTCTGAGCATCTGCGCTTGAATCGGTAAGGGTGATGTCGAGCCATGCACCTCCGGAAAATCTCGCGATTTTCTTCCCGGAGACGCTCATGGTGCCGTTCACGGTCTCGCTGCGGCTGTAATTTCCGGAAGCGTGCCAGATCTCGACATAGTAGTTATGGTTTCCGAGGACAAACCGGTCAGAAAAAGCGGGTGCAGAAGTCTCTCCGATCCGTACTCCGTCCCGGTACCACTGAAACCGGTCCGCGGTGGCGCCCTGCCCGATTGTTGCTGACAGGTTCGCATCGATCCCGAAGTCCGCAGCGAGGCTGATCGTCGTCTCCGGGACGTTTTCGATGGCGACTGTCACCGACGCCGGCTGGCTCCACAAGCCGTAGACACCCTGCACGCGCACGGAGATCTCGTGCGTGCCGTCGGCCAGGGGCTCTGTGACCTGCCATATGCGGACGGCATCGCCGAAGGCCTTCCGGACGATCTTCCCGTCGATGCGGATCTCATAGGCCTCCTGGCCGGCTGACTGCCACGTGACGGTTGTCCTGGGCACGTTGGTCGCGGCGAGACCGGAAACGGGAACCGGGGCGGCGACATTGATAAATGACGCCTCCGTCCATTCGCCTGCCACGCCGTCGATGTTGTACGCACGGACGCGCCATGCCGTCTGGCCGGCGAGGAATGTATTCGCCGGTACCTCATACGATTCCTCGGCAGGGGAGAGTTCGAACAAAGCCGTCCAGGGATCCTCGCTGTCGTGACGCCACTGGCCTTCCACGCGGCTGGGCTCCAGGCCGTCCGTGCTGCTCAGCGTCCAACGCAGGAGGATCGGCGCGCTGCCGTCCTCGATGCTGTCGATCGGCGAGACCGGTGTCGCTGATGCGGCGCCGGCGGAGGTGCTGAAAGTATAGACTGGCGTCTGGGTAATGGTGCCTTCTTCGTCGGTTCCGGATACATACCATGAGATGGTATCGTCAGCCGGGAAGGTGTTGGCCTGGATCGTGATCGATTTTGCGCCGGTAAGCGCCTCTCCGGTGTATGAGGAATCCCCGGAGGCTTTCCAGTAGAAGGTCGCGCTGCTCTGGTCCCACGACTCCTGGGCGCAGTAAACATCCTGAGACTCTTTGACATAGTCCCACCGGAATGTCGCCGGGTCCCTCGGGTTATAATAACCGGAAGCCGGTCCGGACTGGTATGCGATTCTGCTGAGGATCTTGATCGTGTCGTCATAGGTGACGTGTAAATATGGCGGATTGCCGTTTTCCAGGACAGTCTTTGTGTCGCACTCGACGGAGGAATCTATACTGAATCCCGGCTCATTTAAAAGATCATGGGCAAATCTGGCCTCGCGGTAAGTCCCGCTCAGTTCCTCCGGGATGAACCTGTTGCCGGTAACCGGGGCATCGACGACCGTGTCGAATATCCATGTTTTCTGCGGTCCGGTGTAGTAAGTGACAGTATTCGCGTCATAGCTGGACTCCAGCCTGGAGATGTCGAAATCAAGAAAATTGAATCTTCGCCTGAGACAGAAGACAAGCTGAGCGCCCAGGAGCTTGTTGTGCTTCAGGCTGCTGGGCCATGCGGAAACTTTAAAGTAAAAGTTATCCGCGAAGATGTTGTCCTCAAGAGGATACCAGGACGAGTCGTCCATCTGGTAGTGCGTAGACGGGTATCTGTTCGTTACATAGGCGAGGTCGTATATGGTAAGGTCTCTAGTTGCAGTTGCCATCGTCTCACCTCATCCGCTGCCGGATCCTGGCGCTGTGCGCCATCTCCACGATGTCGTTGAACTCTTTCACGCTCTTGGCGTCGATCGTGATGTAGAACGTGTCGCCTCCGAGCTGCTGGCTTTCCTGGTTGCTGTAGATCTGCGAGCCCTGCGGCAGGCTGACCAGTTCCGGCCCGGCCTCGCCGACCCACGTCAGGCCGCCGCGCCAGTTGTCCGTTCCGCCGGCGGTCGTCCCGTAGATGATATAGTTCCCGGTTTCCTTGTCGTAATACTGTCTTGTCTCCGGGTCATACCCGTAGTCCGTCAGGAAGCTGTCGCCGCGTTTGTTTGCGTAGTATTCCTGGTACTGGTCATAGGTGCCGTTCTGCTGCATGTACACGGTCTGCCAGTGGCTCAGGGTGCCGGAACTCTTTCCGAAGCCCATGGCGTTCCCGACTCGGCTGAAGTCCAGAGTCAGCAGGCCGGCGATCACGTCCGCCGTGTCCGCGATCAGCGCGCAGAATTGAGCGATCCCGCCGAGCACAGCCGAGACCAGGCTGAGTCCCTGCCTGAATCCGGGGATCCCTTTCAGGATGTCTCCGGCCGTCCGCAGGATGTTGATCAGGTTTTCGATAATGCTCGCGAGGTTTCTGATGATTCCGGAGCGTTCCAGCATCTCGCCGGCTTTCCTTACCACGTCCGTGAACAGTTCCATGGCTGCCTTCGCGGCCGGGGCAAAGTCCGCGGCCAGCTGCTTCTTGTTTGCCTCAATCTGCAGCTGCAGCTTCTGATAGGCGTCGTCGACCTCGCCGAGCTTTCTGATCTGCTGTTCGTCCAGAATATACCCGGCGGCCTCCGCCTCTTCTGCGTATTGTCTCAGCGCTGCGCTCCCCTCATTGATGAGAGGGTTCAGTTCCTGGGCGCTTTTGCCCATGAGCTCCATGGCTGCCGCGTCCCGTTCCGTTCCCGCCTGCATCTGGCCAAGCGCGTCTATCACGTCATAGAAGACTTCCTCCGCGCTCCGGAGGCTCCCGTCGGCTTCGTTCACAATGCTGACGCCCAGGGCCTCGAACTGAGCCTGCGCGCTTTCGCTGCCGCCTGCTGCATCGCTCATGGCCTTGGTGAGCTTGGTCATGGCGCCCTTGATGGTCTCCGCGTCCACGTCGATGAGTGGCGCTGCGTAATCCCATGCCTGCAGCATTGCTGTCGGGACGCCGGTGATGGCGCTCTCGGAGATATACTCGTCGACCTGGGCTGCGACTTCAATCGTGAGTTTTCCGAGTTCTGACACGACCTTAACCACGGCCGCGATCGCAGCGGCTGCGGTAGCCATGGCGGCCACGGTGCCGGCGGAGAGTCCCTGCATTCCGTTGAGCGCTTCCTTCGCGCCCTGCGGGAGCTTGATTCCGAGCTTGCCCGCCAGCTGGTCCACGGTGTCGCCCAGACCGACCATTTCCTTGTTCTGGCCGTTCAGTGCCGCGTTGTTTTCTTCGATCGCGTGCTGCAGGTCAAACTCGGCGGCCTCCGCATTGTTCAGCTGCTGGATGTAGTATTGAGTCCTCTCGCTGGCCTCGCCGTATTCTTTCGCGGCGAAGGCGACGGCCTCCCGGAGTTTGGCGACCTTGTCCTGCTGCTGCAGGAGCTTCCGTTCCAGCAGTTCTCCGGCCTTGGTCAGGTATTCGGTGCTCTCGGTGTTGCCCTTATACTCTGCCTGCAGCTTCCGCATCTCGGAGGCTAGGGTCTTGTTGCCGGCGCTCAGCTCGCTGAGTGCCTGTTTGTATTCTTTTTCACCGTCCAGCACGACCTTCGCGCCGACGTTTCTGGTAGGTCCTGGCATTGTTATGCACCTCCTGCGAAATAAGCCGCCAGCCGTGTTCCCTCGTCATCGTCGTCCTCCCTGGGGGACAGGTCGACATACCGGGCCACGCCTGGTCCCATCGCATTCCGGATGGCGGAGCTCTCCCGGTGTCCGGAGTGGACACCGGGGCTGAATTTTGCGTCATACAGCTGGCAGAGCCTGGCCGGGTTCATGGTCCGCCAGAAGATTTCCTCCTCCTGGTGGCAGTCGAGCAGCCAGATGCTGAGAAACCGGGCAAAGTCGATCCCGTCGGATCGGCCTGCCCGGTCGGTCAGTTTCCCGAGTTCTCGGGCGGATTGTCTTCCGGATCGATTTCCGGAGTCTCCGGCGCGGCTTTTCCCGGAGGAGCCATGGAACGGATGACCATGCCCATGATCTGGGAGGTCAGCGTGGTGGCGATCTCGCCGAAGGACAGCTTCCGCTTCACCTGTTTGATGGTGTAGCGTTCAGTCCAGCCCTGTTCATCCGCGTAGTCGTTGAGCATGGCGGTCAGGAACTCCACCGCGCTGTTGATGGCGTGGTCTGGGTCAAGAGCTTCCTCAAGATTTCCGCCGTGCGCGTCCTGGATGTCCTCCAGGACGGCCATGTTGCAGCGCAGCATGTAGGTCTTCCCCTCGAACTCGTAGGGGATCTGTTCCAGTCTCAGACTCATGTCAGCGCTGCTTCCACCCAGGCGATGGCAGTCGCCTCGTCGTCAACATAGGCGGACTCGTAGAGCAGCGCGTTGTCGCTGTCGTCCATCAGCATCTCGCCGTTCGTGGTCGGGGTGTTAAAGACGATGTTTTCGCCCTTGGTCTGCAGGCTCATGCTGGGCGGTCCGAAGAGCGCCTTCGCGATCCGGCAGCACCAGAAGACCTTCGCGCCGTCCTTCATCGCCGGGCAGTAGAACCCGAGGCCGACATAGACGCCCTCGCTCTTCGCACTGAGCGCGAGGCCCGTCACGGAAGTGGCGGATCCGCCCGTCGGAGTCACGCTGCGCGTCTTGTCCGTCATGCCGAACATGAGCTTCTGCGCTGCGTCCTTGATATAGGCGACGCCCAGGGAGACCGTGCCGCCCGTGGCGGAGGCCATATACTCCGCGAGACCGTCCTCGGCGTAGAGCCGGCCCTCGGCCCGGCGCAGCTCGAAGTTGGCCTGCATGGCCTTTCCGACTTCCTGCCGGTCCGTGTAGCTGATCACGCCGTTGGTGTTTACATACTTTGCGACTTTAATGCCGCGCAAGCCAAACTGAGGCATGGTGTTTCCTCCTTATTGATTAAACTCGTTTTCTATCCAGTCGCCGATGACCTTCTCGGCCTGGTCCTGGATCCGATCGGCGCCGCGGTTCATCGCCGTGCCGATAAATGGCCGGGCCGGCTGGCCCTGTTTTCCGTATTCGTTAACAAACGCGATCTCCGCGTTTCTGGTGGTGGTATTCCCGCGCCGGCGGGTGCCGGTGAAGCTGATCATCTCATAGCCGCCCTCGGCGGTTTTCTTCGGCTTCCGCGGTTTGATCCTGTCCAGGATGTGCACGTCACTCTCTGGATCCCGGACGCCCATGTTCTCGCCGGTGCTGCGGATCGCGTCCGCGGCCACCGCGGCCATGGCGTCCAGCGCCTCGGCGGTCACGTCGAAGGGGATCTCCGAGATCCGCTGGAAGGCGTCCGCCAGATCGTCGAAACCTGTGAGTTCAAGCGTAGCCATAGAACCCGCCCCCGTCCGTGTACTCGCACTCGAGCACCCAGTGCTGTCCGGCGTCGTCTGTGGCGTCCGTCGGGATCGGCCAGGTGAAGCCCTCGTCGAAGAGGGCTCTCTCCATCGCCAGAATGGCCTCTCTGGGGTCTTCCTTGTGCGGGAGGTAAAAGTGTACCTGTACGAGGTAACGCGAAGCACAGGGCACGCCTTCCGCCCACACCTCGCCCACCTGGTTGTAGTTCCACACGACGTACCGAACCAGCGGCCCGGTGTACATGTGCGGGAAGACAGCGTCGGGGAAGATGGGGGAGAGGGCCCGCTGGATCGCCTCAGCCACGCAGGCTTCCTGCAGTGTCGCCTCACTCATCGGATCACCTCCGTGAGGATCAGCGTCAGGCTGTCGAAGGTCTGCGGGAAGCTCCGGATGATCCGGTAGCGCTTGCCCTTAAATTCCGCATAGCGGGTCCCTGTGAAGCCTGCCGGCCAGAAGTCCAGATAGTCGGCCGTGTTGACCTCCGCCTGCGCGCTGGCCTGCACGCCGGCCTTCATAGACTGGTAGAACTCGGACTGGCTGACGCCGTCCTCCCAGTCGCACATCAGCGGGGGAGTGCTGCGGTGTTCCATCCGGTTCTCAAAGCCGGAGGCGGCCTGCCCGGACTCCACCCAGATCAGCGTGATCTCGTCCGACCAGGGCGTGTGCAGGATGCTGTTCACGTCTCCGGCCTCGCTTTCTGGCCGAAGAGCCGGTTATTCCGGGCCATGACCAGCATCCGCGGCATCGGCGCGCCGTCGATGCGGCTGCGCCAGAGCCAGCCGGCGTACATGATCACCAGATCCCGGTCGGCAGTCGTGTCCTCCAGGGTGATGCCCTGGGCCGTCAGGGCCTCCTGCGCCTCGCAGAGCCGGTCCCGGAGACGTCCGTCGAATCGTTCCGTCTGGATCCCGAGGTCGACCTTCAGGCCGCTGAGCAGCTGCTGCATGTCCATCTGATCGCCCCTTTCTGTTAGTCTGTAATGCCCTGGAGTTTCCTCCAGGTGTCCTCACTGTAAACCGCGGTCCCCGCGTGCCCGCATTTGATGGAGCTGTCGCACCAGATCTCCCGGCCGAGCCAGCCCGCCCTCATGCAGAAGGCCAGATCCTCGCCGAATCCCAGGGAGGGAAAGAAGGGGAGCCCGTAGGCGTCCCGCACCCGGCGGATCAGGTCGGTCGTCATCATGACGGCACCGAAGCCGCAGGCGGCGATCTGGAACAGACTGTCGCGCTGATAGTCGTCAAAGTTGTCCGCCCTGGCGGCCATGACGCCCGTCGGGAGCTGTTCCCGGCGGAGGGCGCTGTAGATCACCGGATGAATCGGGTCCTTTCTGCTGAAGTACAGCCCGGAGATCATCTCCCGGCCCAGGTCCAGATGCTCGGATAGCCTCCGGAACAGGTACCGGTCGAAGATCATGTCGCTGTCCAGCCAGAGCACCCGGTCAAATTCTCCGTCTATGGCCAGCTCCGCCAGTTTGTTCCTGGCGTCATAAATGAGCGAGCTCTGGCAGGTGGTCCACTGGACTTCCCCGTCGACATCCATGCCGAGGCAGGAGCGCAGGAAGTCCGTGTGAACCATATCCATGCAGGGAATCGCGATCATTGTCCTCATGTGGTTCCTCCGGTTTCAGAATGTAGCGATCAGGTCGCGGTGACGGTGACGGTGCAGGACGCGGTCTTTCCGTTGGCCGTGGCGGTGATCACGCTGGTGCCGGTTGCGACACCGGTCACGACGCCGCTGCTGTTGACCGTGGCCTTCGCGGTGGTGCCGCTGGCCCAGGTGATGTCATCCTGCACGCCGAAGGGCAGGAGGACGGCCGGGATCTGCACGGTCCCTTCGACCGGGACGGAAGCGGTGGCCGGAAGCAGGAGGGCGGAGACGGTGTTGGCCGTGTCAGCGGCGAACTGCATGGAGGTCGCCGGGGTGCTGCCCGCGATGTTGATCGCCACGAACGCTCCAGCGATGACCGGCGTGCCGTCGGCGCGCATCTTGGCCTTGAAGACGGTGTTGTCCTGGATGAACTGGACCTCACGGCTCTGCTCGATGCTCATGCCGCGGCGGATGACCGTCAGGTACAGATCGCCGAAGCCGCCGACGATGTCGTTGTCCGGCATGAACTCCAGGATGTCGATGTCACCGGAGACGATCGGCAGGCTGCCGCCGATCATGGCGACAAACTCGCCGGAGAGGTTGGTGGCGATGGCGCGGGCCTTCAGCTCGCCGTAGGTCTTACTGTTCATGGCCCAGAACATCTCGCCTCTGGCGTAACGGTTATAGGCCGGGATCACGGCGCGCTGCAGGGCAGCCCAGAAGGCGGTGCCGGTGGCGTCGGCCGCGATGCTCTTGATGTTGCTGGTGTGCAGGTCGACCCACTCGGGGGCGGTGTCCGGATAGCCTTCCGGCTTGGAAGTCTGCGCCAGGCGGGTCACGATGCCGAGAGGCATGTGGCTGGCGGAGCCTTTGCCGTAGAGGATCGCCTTGTCCATGCCGAGGCCGAGGGCTTCGGAAAGCATCTCGACGATCCAGCTGGCGAGGTTGAGGTCGCTGTCTTCCAGGAGGCTGTTGCACACCGGGATGAAGCCGGCGAGTTTCCAGCCGTCCAGGGTGACCTGGTTGAACTTGAAGGTCAGCTCATTGATCACGCCGCACATCTCGGTCCAGACGGCCTCGGGAACCGTGCCGGCGACGGTCTGGCGGGTTTCGCCGCCGACGTCGCGGATCCGGACGCGGTTGAGCAGCTTGCTGTACCGGTACATGTTCTCGGCGATGAGATCCAGGAAGATCACCGGGATCGTGAGCTCGCCGCCCTGCAGGGCAGCGTTTGCGCCCTTCATGCTGCGCAGCTTCGCGAAGAAGGCCTGCACGTCTTCCTGGGCGACGATTTCGTTCCGCTGGGCCATCGGCAGCGCATCAAACGCGCGCTGGGTGAGGGGGAGGTGGCGGATCTGGACAGAGGTCTGAGGGATCATGGTAGTAGTCATCCTTTCATTGTTGTGCTCCGCTTCCGGCGCTGCCGCGACCGGCGCGGGCGGGGTCTGCTTTTCTTCGATCCCGGCGAGCTCCGTCTGAGCTGCCTGGATGTCGGCGATGATCGCGGCCTTCGCGCTCTCGTGCGTGGCCTGATCGGTGTCGAAGGCGGTCACGGCCGCATCCACGGCCTGGCGCTCTTCCTCGGTCTGCGCGGCCATGATGTCGGCCCGCAGGCTCTCCTCGCGGGCGATGAAGTCCGCGTCCTTTGCCTGCAGCTCCTGCAGGCGTGCATTCAGCGTGTTGATCCTGTTCTGCAGGACCAGAGCTTTCAGTGCCATGGTTATTCCTCCTTGTGCTTCAGTTTCGCGAGCATCCGCTCGCGCCATGCTTCCGGGGCCTCCGTCTTCTGGAGACTCTCCGGTGCTGTCATACCCGGAGCCAGGTGGACCGTCCGGTTTCCGATGTACAGATCCCGGCCGTCCTGGCTTGCTGCAATGGCCAGAGGTTCCGCGTCGTCGATGACCGCGTCGGCGAATCCCTTGGCCGCGGCCTCGGTGCCGGTCATGTAGGTGGTTTCGGCCATCATGCCGAGGATCTCATTCTCCGGCAGGCCGGTCTTCCTGGCGTAGATGCTTGCCTGCATCTTGTCCCAGGCGTCGTACTGCTCCGCCAGCTCCCGGAGCTGCTCGGCATTGTAGCCGCCCCAGAGGTAGCCCCAGCAGTTGTGGATCATGATCAGGCTGGAGGGGTTGACCTCCACCCGGTCGCAGGCGCACATGATCAGGCTGCCGCCGCTCATGGCCACGCCATCCACGATGCAGACGGTCTCCATGCCGCTTCGGCTCATTTCCCGCAGCCGGTTGTGGATGACGTTCGCGACGTTCGCGTCGCCGCCGTAGCTGTTCATCCGGATCGTGAGACTCCTGCAGCGCTGGATCTCATCCAGGTCTCGGAGGAACTCATCCAGCAGGATGAAATCTCCGTCCATCGGTTCGCCGGTCCACCAGTCGATCGGCCTGGTCTCGTAGATGTCGCCGTACATCGTGAGCGTTGCGTTTTCTCCGTCCGTGCTGGCCAGGGCATACGCGCTGCGCTTGATGTTGACGGCCTTCTGTTTCATTTCTTTGCTCATGTCTCACCTCCGGTGAGTTTTGATTGATCGCCCAGCCGGTCGGCCGGGATGTAGTTTTCCAGAGCCAGCAGCTCTTCCATCTCCGGGTCATATTCCAGGCCCATCCAGTCGCGCCACTCGTTCCGGCGCATGGCCATCCGGTCCACCATCTCCGCGCCGGCTTTGATCAGCTCGTCCATGGAGTAGTTCAGGAGGCTGCGGGAATTGAACCGGAAGAACAGGTCCGGATCCGTGACGAGCTTCTTGGTCAGTTCCTGCTCGATGATCTGCGCCAGCGGCATGATCGTGGAGCTGATGAAGTTGTTCCACTCGTCGCGCTTAAACTCTCCCACGCCCAGGATGAACGCCGGGATGCCCAGGATCGTGGCCACGGTCTTCTTGTCCAGCTCCACGAAGTCCTTCAGGGCCAGATCGGAGAGGGTCAGGGGCTTGATGCTCTGAACGTCGAAGCTCTCCGCCGGGATAAGCCAGGGCTCGCCGGCCTCGCTGCCTTCGACGTATTCATCCAGCAGTTTCTTCCGGCCGGCCTTGGTGGAGAACTCATCCGCCAGTGCGTCGACCTTCACGATGATCGACGGCTTCCACTTGCTCTGCAGGAAGCCGGTCTCCGTGGCTGCCGCCTGTTTGAGGCTGTTGGCCACGGTGGAGAGGGTCACGGTGAAGCCTTCGCCCCGCCATGGGTAAAAGCTGCCCGGATTGATGGCAAAGTGCAGCAGGTTCTCCGGCAGGTACTCCCGGCCGTTGATGGACACCCGGTAGTCATAGAGCGTCGTGGCGTAGAGCGCCGTGTACGCCGACGGGATCGGCAGCAGTTCCCGCAGGCGTCCCCGTTCGGTGATCGGGAGGACGATGCAGTTCCCGCGGCCGTCCAGGTAAAGTGTCCGGATGATCCACTGGATGAAAGCCGACCGGGTCAGGTACCGGTTCGGGTTAATGTCCACCACCCGGCTGAGATCGTTCTGGACCCGTTCATCGCCGTGATCGTTCGCCCGGCGGAGGTGGATCGTCATGGATCCGACCAGCCGCGCGATCGTATTGACCGCTGCGGAGATCTCCGGACAGTCGGAGAGTCTCACATATCCGTCGCAGGCCAGGCTGTCGAATCCCTTCGGATCCGTGAGCCACAAAAGCCCGCCGCCGGATCCGGAAGTCTGAGGCGCCGGTTTGCTGTGGGGTCTGTCCCTCGCCTGGGGAAGTCGTCTTTCTTTCACTTGTACTCTCATTTATGACCTCCATCCTGGGCGGCGTCCGCCGCCGGTCGTCTCGCCCTCTTTGGGCGTCCCGTCTTCATTCTCGAACCATCCGGAACCGGCGCTGCTGCGGTCGGTGTCGATCAGCAGCCGCACCGTCGCGAAGACGGCGGCATCGAAGACGTCGATGCGCCGGTTGTCGCTGATTTTTTCATACTGCACCGCGTCGTCGACTTTCTCGACGGCCCGGACGTTCTGCACGCAATACTCGAAGGGCTCCGCGTGCAGGTAATAGAGGCAGCCGATCTTCGCCTTGTGCTCGATCAGCCGGAATCCTTCGCTCTTGGTCATGTACAGCTGGGGCTGATCCTTTACCCGGAAGCCGGCCTTCCGCATCGCGGTGATGTACGGCCTGGCGAACTTCTTGTCATGTCCGACCTGCTTAATCTTGAATCCTTCGCGCTTCCACTTCTGGAACTGCTTCACCGGCTCCGCCGGGTCCATGCTCGGCGTCTCCGGCATATCCAGCCATCCGTCCTCCTGCCAGCCGAAGAGGGGGATCTGATCCTGGTCCGCCTTCTCCGTGGCTGCCACGATCGGGAACCAGCAGTGCGGGATCAGAACCAGGACATCCTCCGGCGGTGTCCACTCCGGACACGCTGCCACCTTTGCCGGGATCTCCCCGGCGAGGCAGGCCGCCGTCAGGTCGTGCAGTTTGGACAGATCCGCGCCGCCGAACCAGGCGGAGACGAGCTTGGTTAGCTCCTCCTGGGTCCAGCTGTAGCGCCGGTCGCTCCGTCGGAACTCTTCCACGTCGAACCAGGCCTTGAAGCTGCTCACGAACCGGTTGAGGGATCTCGTGAAGAACTCCTTCCGCAGCCTCGGCTGCGCCTGGGCCTGTTCCGCTGCGGCGATCATGTCCTCCGGTCGGATCGTGATCCCGTAGGCCGGATTCGCCGCCCTGTGGACCGCCGGGTTCATGAAGTCGATGCTGCCGTCCGGTTCCTCCGGCGCCTGCGCCAGGAAGACGTGCGTCCGGTCGGCATCCACGCCGGTGACGGTCCCGCGGAGGATTTTCTCCATGTAGTCACGCTTCTGGGCCGCGAAGCCCAGACCGTCATCGCCTGCGGTGAAGGTGCAGAGGATGAGCTTATTTGTGAAGGCCTTCATGGAGTCGCGCAGTCGGGTGTACGGAATGTCGTTCTTGTAGAGCTCCAGCTCATCCAGGTGGATGAACTGGGCATTGAACGAGTCGAACAGCTCCGGCTTAAAGGCCAGCGTCTCGAGGTTGATGTACCCGTTCCAGATCTCCCCCTCGATCTGATGGCCGAGGCTGGAATCCAGCAGCCGGAGCTTTCCGGGCGGGTTGTTCTCCGCCACCAGGCCCAGCCGCTTGAAGTTGTACGTCAGCCAGTTGAATCCCTCCATGCCCTGCTTCAGGGATCCGGCGACGGTCTTGGCCTTGGCGCCGGACTTCCGGTACCAGAGCGCCAGCGCGGTCTGCAGGCCTTCGCCGGCGGTCGTCTTGACCGTCTTCCGAGGGGCGAACCAGTCCGCCTCCTGGAAGCGCCGGATCTGCGTCCCCTTCAGAAAGAAGCCGCAGACGTTGTAAATGCAGAACAGGTGCCAGGGCATCAGCTCCATCGGTTCGCCGCGCAGGGGAGTGCCGTCCATGCGCTCGCCCTGGGAGAAGGTGAAAAGCCCGGTGATGATCTCGATCACGAACTCGGCCAGCGCTGGCCGGAAATCCCACTGGTTGCTGTCGAGATCCTTCAGGAACCGGCGGGCAGCCAGCTGCTGCATCTCCTCCACGTTCGGATCCTTCGCGGTCCGGATCGCGTAGTCCATGGCGGCGGGGAAGTGCGGAGCAGGGGAGAGGCCGAGTCGATTCGTCATCCCATGTCCTCGGCTACGGCCTGGCGTAGCTCTTCATCAATCGCATCAAATTCCGCGGCGACCTCAAAAGCCTGTTCCACAACATCTTCCATGTCTTCCGGCAGCGTCTCGTAGGCGTCCTGCGTGATCTGAATCTCCTGGGCTCCCGGCAGCGTGAATACCGGCTGCCCGGCTTCGTCGTTTTTCCACCAGTCCGGGTTGACCCCTTTGGTGTCATACCCGGCCACCCTGGCCGCGATCTGGTCGAGCTTGCTGGAGATCAGATCCTTCTGCTCCGGAGTGTCGCCGCCGGCGTTCACGCCGGTCAGTTTCCGGAAGGACTGCGGGGTCAGTCCCAGCGCCTGGCGGTGCTGCAGGATCTCGTTCCGCAGCTTTTCGATGACCGGGTAGTGGTCATCCAGGAAGCTCGGCTTCCCGCCCGGCGGTGCCGTGTTGCTCCAGGCCTTTTCGGCCCTGGTGAGCTCTCGTTCACATCGGCAGAGGGTCCGGAGCTCCGGCAGGAAGATGTCCCGCCAGATCCCAAGCTCTTCCATCTGTTGCTGATAGACCTGTTCCTTCGTCACAGCTTTGGCCTCCCGTTTTTCCAACCATAGCGCCGCCGGTTATCATGCAGCGCGTCCACCTGGTAACCGTCCAGGAGTGCGTCCCGCTTGCGTGCTTTCTGGATCGGCCGCAGGCTTTCGAGATACGCCGCCCGCCTGGGGCATGTCGGCTTACACTCGGGCGTCCGTTCCGGACAGTCCCGGTCGCATGGGTTCTTCATGATACCCGTCTCTCTCTGTAGTTTGTTAAGTTGGAAGCGTCCAGCCCATGGCCTTCCGCTTTTCCGCTGTGAGGCCGAGGGCCTCGCCCAGCGTGAGGATCTGTTTGTTGAGTTTGTCCTGGACGGTCAGCCACCGGTTTGCCTCCTCGCCGTCGCCGGCGGCCATCGCCGACTGCAGCCGGTTCGACGCCTGGATGTAGTTGTTTTCCGCGACGATGTACCGCGCGAGGATCCCGGCCTCCAGATCGGTGAGGGTTCCCATCCGGGTGAATACCGGCGCCAGCTCGGTCCAGCGATCCCGAAGGGATCCGGCCAGCCACGTCGGCGCCTCCGGCACCGGCAGCGTCTTGATCGGCTTAGCCATCGGCGGGCCTCTTGCCCAGCTGGGCGACGATTTCAAGTTCGCGCTCTGACAATGTCCATCTATGCGCTGCGGCCTTCTCGGCTGCGGCCTTCTCGGCTGCGGCCTTCTCGGCTGCGGCCTTCTCAGAGAGGAGGAAGCCCCCCCCGAAAATTGCCTTGTCGAGCTTGCGCTGCGCATCCAGCGTCCGGATGAATGAGGTGTCGCCCTCGCGGATCCGGAGCGCCTGCCCATACTTCGCGAGCTTGTTCATCCGCGCAGGTGCGGCCACACAGTCCGGATAGTCGTAGTTCGGCAGATCCGCGGTCAGGGTCCGGAGGTTGTCGTCGTTGATCTTGTCCAGGACCTCGTAGAGATCCGGCGCGATCTCGATCCGCCACTCGCCGAGGTTGGTGACGAAGCTGGTGCCGATCTGCGCCTTGTTCTCGTAGACCACGCCGACGCCGATCGGCAGGTAGTGACAGGTGCCGGAGGCGATGGAGAACAGGGAAACGCCGGGCGCGAAAAGGAAGAACCGCACACCGTGTTCCTGGTACCATCGGCAGATGTCTGAGAGGATAGAGAACGGCGGGTTATCAATGACGACGCAGCCGTCCGGGTATTCGTACTGCTGATAGTCTCCGCCGGGGAAGAATGGCCGGACGACCTCCGGCGTGCCGAGATCATAGTGCTGCAGCACCCAGGCCTTCACGGCCTCGAAGATGTTGGCGGGCGTGTAGCAGTCGTCGCTTGTTTTCTTCGGCTGCTTCTGCTCCAGCCACTCCTGGTACTCTTCACTGTCCACACCCTCGGTCTCCCAATAGTGGTCCGCCTGGAGCGCGTCGTCTGCGGCTTCCGCATCGCCGAGCCTGATTCCGGCCGCCTCAAAGCCCACCAGGGTGACATCGAAGCCGGCAACCTGCAGGGCCTGCGCTTCGCTGCGTAGGACGTCCTTGTCGTAGCCGGTCTCGCTGAGCAGGTTGTCTGCATGGATGAACGCTTTGCGTTGGTCCTCGCTTAGATCTTCGACCGTGACGGTCGGCACCTGGTCCCAGCCTTCCGCCTGGGCGGCCAGCAGTCGGCCGTGTCCGTAGATGACGCGATCCTGGCCGTCGATGCCGACAGGTACAATCATGCCAAACTCGCGGAAGGATCTGCGGAGCGCTTCGATCTGCTCCGGCGGGTGAAGTTTGGCGTTGTGTTCATAGGGGTGAAGCTCGGAGATCTTCCGCAGCTCCATGCGGGTGACTGTTCCCATGTGTCCTCCTGGTGTGTATCGTGTCCGCGATCATCTCCGCGGTTCGTGTCCGCGGCCCGCGCGCGTGGTGCGCGGAAACCTTGGACCCGCCGCCCGGCCTCCCCGGATTTTCCGCCCCAGATTTTTCCGCCGCGTGTGGGCGTGGG